ACCTCATTCAAGGCCGCCTCTTGGGCTGCGTCACGGTTGCTCCACAGTTGCGAGACGATCAGGAGAATAGCGGACTTCACCGGGGCCGGCACGCTTGTGCCATCGGATGAGTAGCCAGCCCACCACGTCACAGTGACGCTGTTCTGATCAACGAGGTGTGCGGGCCACGTCTGGCCATACAGCGGGCGGCAAACCCCCGGCGTGGACTGGCGGTCCACTCGGTACGAAGTGGCGTCCAGCGTGGCCGTGGTGCCGCTCACGGCGGGCGTGTATGTGATCGTGATGGCCGTGGCCGTTCCGGCCGTCACCATCGGCGGGCGTGGCAACTCCAAGTCCAACTGCGGCACGGTGCCTTGGCGGCCGTCAATGTTGTTGCCGTCTGCCTTTAAGCCAAACTGCACCGGCGAGCCGATGGCCCCGTAGAACGAGTCCACGCGCATCTGCCACCGCGTATTACAAAACGTCCGGTCGCAATAATCCTCAGCCCAACGGGTAGCCGCCGTGATAAGGTTGCCAATCAGGGCATCGTCGTCTGTGTTGTCAATGCGCAGGTGCAGCTTGGCCTCTGCCAGCGTTACGGGGTTGCTGGCGGGTTCCGTACTGCGAATAAGGCTGCGGTATCTCATCGGCGCTTTCTCCTGCGCGGTGCGTCTGCGGTTTCCACGTCGCGGCGCTCAACGGTCGCCACCTCGAGCAGGGGCTGCTCCTCGACGTGATTGACGGCGTAGCCATGCAGCACAAGGCTCTTGGCTGGCCCCTTGTCCATCACGATCACGTCACCGCGTCTGTACGCTTGGTAGGGCCGAACGAAACGGATACGGGATTGGTCATCTCTCATGCGCTCATCTCCCCGTGCTCAATGCTGCCCCACGCCTCGGGCGGCCTGCGGCCACCCTTGTTCCAGTAGTCGCTAGGCGATTGGTAGACGGGTTTGAGATCCCGGCCCGGCCAAGTGAACTTGAGTTCCGCGTGGCCAATCGCCACCTGCGGGGCAATGCCCAGCGTGTTGCCAGCGGCTTTGAACTGACGCCAGAAGTGAATGTCAGGGTCCGTCCTTGTCACCTCGCCGGCAGGGGCGTCACCCCAATGGCCATCGGGCCTGGGCGTCCCAAGAAACCACGGGGCAGCCGTCCGCTTGAGTGCTGACGAGCGAATGAGCGTGCAGCCAAAGTGAGCAGTTTCGACGGGCTGAATTACCGCCTCAAACCATGCGTTTGGCAGCTGCACCAAGCCAATTGTGCCGTCGTGGCCCTCGGGCGTGAACATGGGCACGCCCTCGTCACGCTTCGTCTGCAGCGGGGCCACAGCGTCGTACCCGCTGATCAGCGCCGCCGTCATCAGCCGTTGAATGGTGTCGGCTTCGTACACGCTGTCGAAGTCCACCACCAGAACCCAGTCAGTCCGTTCAATCATGTCCAGCAGGACACGATCTAGGCACTGTTCCCAGAATGCCCCCGTGAACTTGGTAGGGCGAATATTCAGCGGCAGCAGGCTCTGCATCGTGCAGAAGAAGTTGTCTTGAAAGCCCAAGCGGGGCACAGAGAACGCCGCTTCGACTCGCAGATCGTGCTCGATGTTGCCTACGCGAAACTTCACAAGTGCTCCTTGGTAAACGCCAAACGGGCGGCCGGGCGAACCCAGCCGCCCGCTGTTGGGCGTTTTATCAAGCGTGTCCAGCGTCAGAGGCTGGCGTAGTTGTTCACGCCAGCCGTGGTGGCATCGGTCGGGAACGATTCGGCCTTGCTGAGCCGAGCGTTGGTAACGACCGCCACCGTGTTGCCGGGGCTCGTCACCACCGTCAGGTAACGCTTGCGGCCACGCAGGTCGATGTTGAATCGAGCCACAGCCCCGACGCTCGCGCCGGTCGTGCTGCCTGCCCCAGCCGTCACCGAAAGGCCGGACACGTCCGCCTGGCCGGAGCCGCTAGCGTCCGACTCCTGCACCTTGAGCACGCTGGCGTAGGACGCAGTGGCCGCCGTGAACGGCGAGAACACCACATCAATGGCCGCATACCTGAAACCGAGAGTGTCGATCTCGTGCGAGTGCGTGGCCGAAGCCGCAACGCTCGACGCAGCTTTCGTCACGCTCTTATTACCGCTGGCATGGTTCATGGTTCAAAGTTCTCCAGGGAATGGTGAGTCAGGTTCAGGCGAGCTTGAGAGCCACAACCGGGCCGGCTTCGGTGGTTGAGCCAAGAGAGTGGCATACGATATCGAGCCTTTGAACAGCTCTGAATGCGGTAGCATCCTGTTCGAAGTAGCGCTGGTCGCTGGACGCAATCTGCATGTCGGACTTGACCGCCATGATGCCGGCAAGCGACAGGTCGCCAACGTAAGCAGCGATGGTTCCCGTGGTGGGGGCCGCAGTCATCTTGAGCACCCACACGACCGGCAGGCCAAGGAACGTGTTGGGCGTGCCCTGGGCAAGGTTAGCCGCCGTGTTGCCGCCCGACAGGGCACCGATGGTGCCGCTGCCAGCCGTGCCGCTCGACAGCATCATCCGCTGCACGCTGTTGTGGTACACGCTAGGGTGCATGTACCAAGACGAGGTGCCGATGGCGTAGCGGGGAAGCTTGGCCAGAGCAGCGAGATAATCGTCAATGTCCAGGCTGGCAATCGTGGTGTTGCCAGTCGCGGCCGACTGAATCGACGCGGTGTGCGTGCCATCGTCGATCTGCGACAGGCCACGGATGCCGCCGGTCGCACTAAGTCCGGTGCCATTAAACGCCGCGTCATCAATCCGCGATGCCATTTCCGTGGCGTACTCTTGGGCAAGCCACTGAGCCACCGAGATGGAATTGTCGGCCAGGAGCTCGTTTGACACCTTCGTGGCGATTGCCAGCTTCTTGGCCACCAGCTGCACCATCGTCGCGGTGGGGTCGGAAGGCGTAATGGTCGTGTTTTCGCCAATCCAGTAGCCGGTCACGCCCGTCAGACGCTTGGGCACCAGAAGGGTGTCCGAAGACATTGTGACGTTCTGGAAGGCGGTCGGGGCCACGCCAAAAGTTTCGACAAGGCGGATGATCGTGTCACTGAACTGCTCGAACACGAGCACGCCGCCCAGGCTGTTCACCTGGCCGCCCATGTCGCGGTACTCGGTGCCGAGGTGGTCGGAGCACCACTGCCGGGCATTGCGGTCACCGAAGTGGGCCTTAAGCCACTGGCCGCAGCGGTGGGCAACCTCGGGCGACTCAAACACGCCGGGCTTGTAGCCACGGTATGACACCGCCTCGATGCGAGTCTTCACGGAAGTCTCCACGGGTGCAGCACGATTCAGAACCTTGAGCAATTCGGCCTTGCGAAGCTCGGCGGCCTCAGCCTTGGCGATCGCGGCCTTGATCCGCTCAGCCTTGGCGAGCAGCGAGTCGTACTGAGCCTGGCGGGCCTCGGCCTTGGCTACAGCGGAGCGCTGTCCTTCGTCGGCGGGCTTCTCGTCGCCTTCCATCGCCGTCTCTGTTTGCTCTTCGGCTGCGTCATCGAGCATGCCGAGCTCAGCGAGAGTGGCGGCGAGTTCGTCGAGAAGTTCCTTAACCTTGCTGGCGGCCATGTGTGTGGCTCCTGTGTGCGGTAGGTGTGTTGACCTATTCGCACGGTAGAGCCAGGCCGGGCACTCCTTGCAGAAGCAGGGCGTGGCGTGAGTACCTAACTAGGTACAGAGCGCCGGCGTATGTCGCACGACTTCACGACGTGCTTGGCCGTCTTGCGGCACGCGGGACATCGCAGATAGCGAGTACAGACGCCGCCCCTGTCCACCGACGCATACACGCCGTAGCGTGCCGCCCGGCACTCGCACACATCACCCGACTTGACGGCCATGCTGCCTCAAAAACCTGCGGATATGCTTTTCGGTCTTCGCGTCCCGTCGAAGTGCCGGCAGCTTCAGCGCCGGTCGGTGCGATTGTAGAAACCGCTCATAGCTGCGAACTGCCACGCCCGTGGTGGCCTGCTCGTACGCTGGCGTCAGCACTGGGGAAACGTCGTAGACGCCTTCCACGGAAATCACGCTACGCAAGGCCGTGCCATCTTCGTCTTTGTCCCACGACTCCTCGCCAATGACGAACGCGAAGCTTGAGCCCCAGACATCACCTCGAGCGATGAGCGTAGAGAGATCCCGGCCCAGCTGCGTGTCAGGCACCTCAACGCTGTACCGCATGCCCTCGTCATCGGTGTCCACCGTCAGCGTGCCGCTGCGA